TCATGAGTACATTTGAAGTAAAAACACAAACGGAGATCGATGCACTGAACCTCGATCCGGGCGCAAAAGGCCGCGCATATTTTAATGATACCACCAGCTCTATAATCGCGTGGGACGGCACTACTTGGCGAGCGTATGCTAGCGACGGTATACCTTTCGGAGCTAACGCCTATTCTTTAGAGTTTGATGGTACAAACAACTACATTGATTTAAGTTCTAATGTATCCATATCTGGTGCTTTCAGTATTAGTCTGTGGGTATATCCTGATGATATAGCTGGTTATTTAATATTGGGCAGTACATCAACTGATAATATTTTTATTTATGCTAATAGCAGCGGTACATTGTCTTTTAGGGGGGGTACGGGATTTACTACGAATGTTACTTCTGCTACTAGTTTAACAGCAGGGAGTTGGCAACATGTTGTAATAACTAGAGACGCTGGTCTTAACTATACCTTTTACAGAAATAAAACTTCTAATGCTGTAACAGGAACAACCTCAACAGATAGTGATATAGCTTTTAATAGGATAGGTGCAAACGCTACTGTCCAGTTTGGTACTTTTGATGGGAAGATGGATGATCTAGCTTTTTATAACAAAGAATTGTCAGCCGCTGAAGTTGCTTCGATTTACGATAATAATTTACACGCATCAGGACTTGTTGCTTCTTATAGATTTGAAGAGGGAAGTGGTACTTCATTAAGCGAGAAGCTCGGATCAAATGACGGCACACTTACAAACTTCCCAGCAAGTCCAAGTCCTTGGCGTGCTAAATCAGATAATTCAACTAACACGCCTTACTAATTATGAATTATGTAATAATAGATTCCTCTGAGGTTAACTCGGTAGACTTCGACCAAGTAGCCGAAACATCTGCCGACACACTTCGCTATTCATTAGACGGCTCTAAGACATTTGTTAAGTACGAAGGCACACAACCATCCTTTCTGCTCGGCAAGACGGAGTACGATAATGAAGAGATACTTACGATCTTGAGAGGTCCTGAGTGGACTAGCGACGAACCTATCTAATGGCAACCCTTGATACAGTAGCAACACGATCGGCGAATACTAATAGTATCCCCGACGGGAAAGCATATTTCGAGACGAGCACAAATCAATTCATCGTCTGGGATGCGACCGATGGCGAATGGATACAGCTCGATTCCGATGGCACCGGCGCGCTTGCATTTCCAAACATCTCAGTTTTTGACAACGAATCAGAATTTATCACCGACACATCATACCCTGACTACACCATCGTACACGCAAAAGACACCGATAGGTTGTATGTGTGGGATGGTACAGAGTGGGTATTTTATAACAACGATATTTAATAATGAGTACAATAACAGATATATTTAGTTCCGCTAGTGCGAGAGATACTTCTAAACCTGCAAGCGATAACACAGGCTTAGTTATATTTAGGTCTGATACTAAGGCTATAGAGGTGTCTGACGGTACATCTTACTATAAATATAACAATGATGGATCTTCAACACCTGTCACTAAGTTTCTTGTATTTGATGGAACTGATAGAGCTACAATTCCTGATGATCCATTGTTACGAGTAACGGGTGATCTTTCCATTTGTTGTTGGTTTAATGTAAGTAGAATTGCCACAGACACGATGGCATTAGTAGCAAAACGAGATAGTGGCGGGATGAACTATGGATTCTATGTTAATTATGTTTCCGGCAAGTTAAGTTTTTATGATGGTGCTGCTTTAGTAACCGACTCCACAATTTTAAGTGCTAACACATGGTATCATGGTGCTGTTGTTATAGACTCAGGAACATCTACTAAATTTTATATCGATGGTTCGCTTAGTAGCACACAAGCAAGAACTACTATAACAAGTAATGACGCTAATTTATTATTCGGTCAGGATTCACTTGGTTCAGATTTTGAAGGGAAGTTAGATGATGTGGCAATCTACAACCGAATCCTAAGTGTATCTGAAATTGCTGATATTAAAGGAGGTACTTTCCCCGCTAGTGGATTGTTAGGTAAATGGACAACCGAAGGCGATACAGGTACATCCATCACAGATTCTTCATCTAATACTAATAATGGTACTTTGTCCGCTACGGGCATGATTGTAACAGGTCAACGGTAAGTGATATGAATTATATAATTATAGACAGTTCTGAAATTCCTAGCGTAGATTTTGATTCAGTATTAAATACAAATGCTGATTTACTTCGTTACAACTTAGATAAAACTCAAGCAGTATTAAAGTACGAAGGCGATCAACCATCTTTCCTTGACGGTAAGACGGAGCATAGTCACGAAGAGATACTAAGCATCTTGAGTGGTCCTGAGTGGACGAGCGAGATTATCTAAACGGTAATAGCGATCGCTCCCCAGGAGCTGGATCCAAGATAGATATATAGCTTATTAGTATCGCTCGATAGAGCGATCGATCCGATAGGGTCATTCTCCCGGGCAAGTATATTTGCTTCTGTATCTACTACTTTAACCAATCCACGGTTGTGCTCATTTGAGCTGCGAACCGCAGAACCAATCGCGCTGGCTAGGTTACTCAAAGGATACCCCCAGACTATTTTCTACATCACTGGCCAGGTATCGGATGACGCGGGAATTTACTAATTTACGCTCCCACCCGTACTGCTTCGCCCATCGACGAACCGTGCCGGATGATACATCCATACGATCCCTAATCATTCTTGGTGAAAGGTAGCGAATTTCTTTTGCAACCATTTCCGATTAGTAACGGTCATGAGCGCTTCTTGCGACCGGTTGGAAAAGGCCATCAACCGATTGATAAACACCGCAAGCGGGCAGATTATATTACTCATAGTCTAGGAGGATAACCTCTTTCACAAACAATAACCCAAATATCTAATACACTATGTCCAACATTCTTTCACAAATCGGTAGTGCAGTTAAAGGCAAAGTCGACGGCGTACAAGCCAATGTCGATGCTGAAGCAACAGCAAGAGCTGCAGCAGTATCTGCAGAAGCAACCGCTCGTGGTGCTGCTGACACTACTCTTCAAGCTAACATCGATGCAGAAGCTACCACCGCGCGTGCAGCTGAGTCTGCAAATTCTACTGCTATCTCGACTGAAGTTTCTGATCGTCAAGCTGCAGTTACCGCAGAAGCAACTGCTCGCTCATCCGCAGACACTACTCTTCAAGGTAACATTGATACTGAAGAAGCTGCTCGTATCGCCGCTGACTCTACTCTTACCAGCAATCTTAACACCGAAATCAGCGATCGTCAGACCGCAGTTTCCGATGAGGCTACTGCAAGAGCTGCAGCAGATACTACCCTTCAAGGTAATATTGATTCTGAAGAAGCTGCTCGCGAAGCTGCTGATACTACTCTGACCACCAATCTTAATACTGAGATTTCTGATCGTCAGACTGCAGTATCCGGTGAAGCTAGCGCTCGTGCCGCTGCCGATACCACTCTTCAAGGTAACATTGATACCGAAGAAGCTGCTCGTATCGCTTCCGATAACACCCTTACCACTAACTTAAACCAAGAGATCTCCGATCGTCAGACTGCAGTATCTTCCGAAGCTACCTTGCGTGCAAATGCTGACGCAGCATTGGAAAGCAGCAAAGCTAACCTTTCAGGTGCAAGCTTTACCGGAGATGTTTCTGGAACCAACTTGACCCTTAGCGGAAACCTTACCGTTCAAGGTACCACCACCAGTCTTGAGACTATTAACTCCCAAGTTAAAGACTCCTTGATGCTTCTTAATGACGGAGCAGCTGACTCAACCAACAACGCAAATGATGTTGGGTTGATCATGGAGCGCGGAAGTTCCGAAGACAATGTTGCAATGGTATTCGACGAAGGGCTCGACAAATTCGCGTTCTACAAAACCAGTGCAGCAGCTACTTCGACCGACATCTCCGGTGACGATTCAAGCGCTGAGCTAGTTGACATCAAAGTATCTGATGTATTCATCGGCGATGACAACCTTGGTTCCTTGGCAGAATTTGTATCCGCTCTCGGATAATCTTCCTCCCTACACTACCAGACATTCATGACCTGAACGGGGGCTGGAGGCACTGTCTTCCAGCCCCTTTTCATCTATGCGCCTACTCTTCACACTTTTTGTTCTGTTCTTAATTGCAGTCCTTGCGTGCTTGGCATCCTGCAGCCCTAAGACCTTCGCCCCGACAGCTTTGGGTGCGACCGGAGGAGCAGTAGGATCTCTTGCTGGCCCGGGAGGTGCATTTGCGGGCGCTGGATTAGGAGCGGCTGCCGGACAGATTATAAAAGAGAGTGATACGGTGTCTGTGCAGGCAGAAAAAATAAAAGCATTGAGCGAGGGGGATGTCGCAAAGCTGGTAGAATTAAAACTCAAAGAAGAAAGAGGATGGTTCGAGAAGACGATAGATGGGGTGTACGACATCCTAATGATCGCAGCCCTGGCGATGGGGCTATACGCGGTATTCAATTTCTGGCACGGGCGGAAGCTCGCGCGAAAAATAAACGGCGGACGAAAATTTTATTACGATATATGACCATGACAGACAACGCAGCATTACTAGGATGGACAGGGACGGTAGCGACCGTTTCTCTCGGGCAGTGGAACGAGGCAATCGCTTGCATATGCGGTGTGGTTACTACGATATACATGATTACGAAACTCATCCATTTAATTAGAAATAAGAAAGACTAGATCATGGCATTTAAACATTGCGAAAAGTGTCCCAAAGAAAAGAAAGCGCTCTGCGAAAAGTTTAGAACCTGCTTAGCTGAAAAATCAGCAGACAAAAAGGGTGATAAAAAGCCTGTTAAAAAAGGCACATACGGCTGATTTTATAAGATATAAAGCTTTTAGCTGCTATATCAGATTAAATGCCTTTTATAAAAGGCTTTCCAACCGGTTACATTTTTGTAACCCAGTGTATATCTTCGCGGTATGGAAACATCTATCGCGGAGGTTGAATCCCCGCAAACTACAGAGGAACAGTTCAGCATTGAGAATGCGTCAACCGACGATATTCGTAATGCATTAGGAGTAACGCCGGAGACCCACGACCATCAGCCTGAGACCGTAGCCGAGGAGCAAATCCCGGAGAACGAGGGCCAAGAGCCACAGGCCGAAAGCCAAGAGCCGGAGGCAGCAGCCCCCGAGACCGAGGCCGGTGATGGGGACGAGGAGGAGAAGCTCGGAAAGAGAAGAATCCGCCCCCGTAACGAACTGGATCAGCAAGTCATCGATCTTTATAGATCTGAAGGATTTAGCGGATCATTCGCCGACGCATCCCGAATCATTTACGGACAAAATGCAGAGCCTGTATCTCAATCTATTTCGCCCAATCAGGAGCAAGTCGAGGCGACCGAGCCCGACCCAATCAGTGGCATAGATAAAGAAGCTGACGACATTCGCGCATCCATTTTGGAGCTTGAAGGAAAAGTCGAGAAAGCAGCGGAAGACCTGGAGACCACGGAAGCCTTACGGCTTCAGCGTGAGATCATGAAGCAGGAACTTCAGTTGCAAAACTTGACCCTCCGTAAACAGCAGGTGGAGCAAGAAAGAGAGCAGCAAGTTTATCAATCCCATCGCACTCGTGCGATGGAAAGCCGCGACCGAGTCTACGAAAGATTTCCTCAGCTGCAGGATAAGCAATCCGTTTATCGTAAGCAGTTTGATGATTTCGTATCGCAGGCTCAGTCCGACCCCGACTACGCCGCAGTCTTTGAATCACCACGATGGCCAGAACTCATAGCAAGTGAATTTGCCGCTTTGAATCCGATGCAGCAGGCTCAGCAGGCTCAGCCCGCTCCCGCTCCTCAGGTTCCTCAGCAAACCGCTCCGCAAATGGGTACACAGGCCAAAGTATTGACGACTGGGACTACGGCACAACCTGTAAATACTCCCGCTACTCGCGAGGGCTTACTTCAGCAGCTTCCCAATATGAATACTAAAGATATTTATTCTCTCTTGGGATCACCTGGTGGAGCACAGCCTTTAAGATAAGCGGGGAAAATAAAACCCTTAATTATCTACTAAAATGGCAGAAAAAAACTTCCCTGCAAACAGCACTGCTGCTGGACTCTCCGGCAACAATGTTGATTTGATTCAAAACACAACTTCATACGCAGATCTTCTTAAAGGCGACAGCCAATCCGATTTGCGCTCACGCCTCTGGTCCGAGCTTGTTTCTCGTGACGCCAGGGAAAAAAACGTGTTCGCAAAATTCATCGGAGGTGAAGGAAGCGGAAAACCTATTACTGAAAAACGCGACCTCTCCGCAGGTGGATCCGACAAGGTGACTTTCACCACTGTTGCTCCTATCCGTGGACAAGGTGTACGCGGTGAAGAAATCCTCAAGAACTCAACCGAGACTCTTGACTTCGGAACCTTCTCCGTTGAAATCGACCTCGTTCGTCACGCAGTTTCCTGGACTCAGGTTCTCAAACTTATGAGATTCACCGGTAAGACCATCGACCAGCTTTCAGCTGAGGTTATGTCCGAGTGGATGTCCCGCACTGAGCAAGACCAGATCCAATACGCATTGCGTCAAATCTGTTCCGCAAAGCCTAACTCCAATGTTCTTTCGGCATATGGTTCCGGCGCAAGCGGAGCTCTTAAATATGTTGACGGTCTTAGTACCGACATCATCCAAGAAGCTAAGCAAGCATTGATCGCTAATGGCGCTGAGCCTATGAACACTGGTGGAGACGAAAACCAAGAAATTCCTGGTTACTTGTTCTTCGCACCAGACGCATGCTTACGCCCTCTGCGTTCCGACCCTGACTACCTTGAGGCAATTACTCAAGCCGACAGCCGTGGGCCTGAAAACAAATTGTTCTCCGGAAGCTATGCTAAATGGGACAACAACATCATCGCTAACCACAATGTTCTGATCGACACCGCTCGTGGACGCCAAGGTTCGCCATTACTTCCTACCTTCTACAACTTCGCGGCTATCGCTGACGCAACTGATGGAATTGGTGGAACCGACGGAGATTACATGGCTAACTTCCGTGGTGTATCCGTTCGTATCCCTGGTGGTGGAGGAGAAACCTTCGCAGCAGACAGCGGAACCTACTACATCCTTGGTATCGACGCAGCAACCGGCGAGTACAAGTTGTACAGCTACGAATCATCCGCAGCTACCGTTAAAAGCACCGGTGCATTGACCGCTACTGACTTCGGAACCAAAACGGACAATGCTTTCGCAGAAGGATCCTTGTTCGTACAAGCTAATGAAATCGGTACTCCTATCGGTTACGCATTGGCTATGGGTAAAGACGCTATGTACTTTGCTAAAGGTAAGATCTACGGTGAGCAAATCTTCCACTACGACGACTTCGCTAACTCCGGCAACGAAGCTCATTTGAGCGCTGTTGGTGTTCAGTCCGTCTATGGTATGGCTGCTCGCAAGGACACTCGCGGTCGCGTTCCTGCAGTACAACTTATCGAAGTTGTTCGTCAGGTTCCTGGCTTGTCCCTCGCGCAGTAATGCCTGCTAGGATTTTTACAATCCAACCCTAAAACTCGGCCTCTCCTCTGCGTAGCGGGGGAGAGGCTTTTTATATAAAAAAGTCATGAAAATTATAATTATTGGTAAGAGAGATCAGATGGGAACCACGCCATCCATGCGTGTAAAAGGTATGAGCCAAGTGCGTTACAATTTTATATGGGACAAGGAAATTAGGCACTATGCTTACGAGCCTAAAAACCAAAAGGAAGTAAACGACATCTTTAGGACTCAGGGAAAGCTATATCGTACACTGTTCTTTTCCGTCTGGCTCGACGAGAAGCCGGAAATTCCGGAAGCTAGGCTCGTAAAAGAAGGAATGATCAAGCAATCCCTAGCTGAGGCTGAGGTCGAGAGTACTAAGCCAAAGCCGAAGGCCAAAGGCCGCAAGAGTCAACCGGTAGAGAAAGAAACACAGCCTGCGTAATATGTTACAATGGCCGCCATTACATATTTAGATCTCAAGGATCAACTTGCGTCCATGCTGGGCGCGAGCGAAGTCGCTGATCTCCCCCCGATCGATCAGAAACGAATCGGTATGTGTATCAATCAAGCATACCGAGAATGCTATCTACCTATTGATGGGAAGCGTCCGATGTGGGCGCAGAAAAGATTTGAAGTATCCTTCGATAAGGAAACTCCTGGGGTAGAACTATCATCGGAAATCGTTTCAGTTGATAAGATTCCAGAACTTCTCGGCGAGGGCCCGCTCTCTCCCATGAAGGGGCCGGAAGATGAGATTCGTGCGCGTGCTATATTTAGCTGGGACTTCCGAGCACCTAGCGGAAGAGGGTTAAACTTCCCACAATTTAAGGATAACGAGCCTGAGATCGGTCGGCCGATCTGGTACTATTTAGATAGCCGAAATCAGGGAGAAGATGGAAAGGTCATTCCTCGACTATTCCTCTATCCAATCCCTGATAAGCCATACGAGGTTGAATTCTTTGCCAATGTATTACCTTCCGAACTAGAGCAGGACATGGACGAGCCAAGGATGCCATCCGATACTGTATGGGATATTCTATTCCCTATCGCTCAGGGCAAGATGCTTGCAGATCCAAGATACAATGGTGATAACCGTGAAATCCTTATGCGCATTGCTGAGGAAGCTCGCAAAAGGCTCAGGACTCTGGTCTCACCTCAAAAGCATAAAGGATCTCTTCGTTTAACCAAGCGTCCAGGCTGGTAATCCTATGAGCAGGGACCTGACAATCAGGCTGCTGGGCCGTCCGCAGGTATCTACGGATAAGCGCACCGGGTTTAGTAAAATGTCCCGTCGTTATGTCGTTCAGGGCCCGCGCGCTTCGCTTTCTGGGATTGTTGATTCGACAAACCCTCTCTTCCTGCCCGTCGGGTCTGCTGATGAGGAGTTTACTAATTACTATTTAATAGAGCAGACTCTCGCTCCCGCAAGCGGTACGCTCGATAAAGCATACCTTGTTCGGGAGTATTTACAGATTAGTACGAGCGCGATCCAGGAGGCTTATACGCAGACCAATGATTTGATTCGTGTGCGCAAACGGTTTGCTGTTCTTCGAAATAATGATGCGACCCTCGGATATGGAACCTTGTGGGATTCAGTAAATGACAAGCACCCGATAACAAATTCATCATACATTGATCCATGGGAATATGCTCCCGCATGGATTAGATCAGCTACGCCAGGGTCTAAAAACTATACTGTCGATAATGCGGACGATGGCACACAGCATGGTTTTGCAGAAAGCCCTCAAGTTGAAGGTCAGAATCTTGGGACTTATATCCAAAGCCATGCAAGCTCTGGAGATTGGATGGAAGGGTATTCTGTAATGACCCAAGCAGGCTCCGGCCTGGATGTATGGACAGTTGAATGGGTTACCCACGCGGCTCCGTACTGGGTTCTTGGGACTGGCAGCGGAAGGCAGTCTAGAGGCACCTCGGTTACTGTTCTCGATATAGATGAGAACGGTCTATTTGTATCCGACGCAATATCATCATCTGGCTCGGTTAGTTACGCAACTAGATCTATGAGCTATATATTTTTTGTTAAAGATACTGAGATACCTTCTGAACTTGCGGTTATCCGTGGCGGTTCTCGCTCTTTTAAATTTACTCCTATGGTAAGAATTGATTATTCGGTAACTCACTACGAAGAAGAAAAAGGGTATTCTACATCTTACATTAGAGAAGTAAAAAAAGGGTGCGTTTGGGATGGACCAAATAAAATTAATTCTGTAACCGGAGCTGGTAAGGCCGTTGAATTAGCAGACGAGTCTGGCAAGGAGTTGGTGTTTGATTGGGATGCTGAGCCTACCAAAACGCTTTCGTAT